GTGTTCTCAATTAGATTTAATTAACGATAATTATTTACAGGAAGTCCAATTAAGTAAATTTAAAGAACATCGACATGACCAAGCTATTTTAACTAATTTATCCATAAAATATAATATAAAATTACAAACTTCCCCTTGTCAATGGGGAATGAAAGATAAAGCATTTTTTAACCATCATCGTACATTATGAACTTTTACAAATTAATTTTAGTGATATTCGTTTTATTCCCATATCATGCACAATACAGGAAAATATTTACCATGCTCAAAAGAAGCAATGACAAATCAACATTTGCATTTAATCTAATATTGACAATGGTAATGGAATTATTTTTATTATTTTTAATATACAAATCATAACATGGAAAAATTAGTACAATTAGCTATTGATAATAAAGCGCAACAAAAACCTAAAGAATTTTATGGATTGCTTAAAACATTAGAAGAAATGTCATCAAATAAAATTGCCGTTGAAATTGGCAGTTACGATGGTGGTTGTTTACATGCATACATTAAATTATTTGATAAAGTAATTTCAATTGATTTAGAAAATCGTTCAAAATTAAAAGAAGTTGATTACATTATTGGTGATAGTAAAAAATGTTTACCATTATTAAAAGAAACGATTGGCGGTAAAAATACCAAAATTGATTTTTTAATGATTGATGGTGACCATACTTATAATGGTGTAAAAGCTGATTTTGAATTATATTCTAAATTAGTTCGCAAAGGTGGTGTTATTGCATTTCATGATATTATTGATTCGCCATTGCATCGTGAATTATTTTGTAGAGTAGATTTATTTTGGAATGAAATAAAACAAGATGATAGATTTATTGCACATGAAATTATTGATGGTAATGATTGGGGCGGTATTGGTTATTTAATAGTAAAATGATAGATATTATTATAACCTGCAAAGACAGGTTACCGCATTTGCGTAAATGTTATGATTCATTTAAAAACACAATAAAAAATAATATTGATATTAATATTATTATTGTTGCTTATGGTGATTTATTGGCTCATAATTTTGGTAAAAAAATTGGTAAATCTATTTATGTTAATGAAAAAGGATTCCATTTATCAAGGGCAAGAAATATTTGTTTTAATCAATCAAGCGCTGAATGGTTGTTTTTTTGTGATGCAGACACTTTATTTGATCCCAATTTCTTTATTGAATTAAATCTTGAATCAGGTAATTTTTACACAGGCGAACCACATTGTTCAGGTAATTGTATCGTAAAAAGGTCTGATTTTATGGGTTATGATGAAAATATAATAGGTTATGGTGGCGAAGATACTGATTTGTATGTTTCTTTAGAAAGAAAAAAAATTGAAAAAAAACAATTATTGAATTTTAAATACATAATGCACACCGATTTTGATAGAACTCGTAATTATAAAAACGATAAAAAATGGGATCAACAAAAAAGAAATATTATGTATTTAATGAGTAAACACCCACATGATTGTTTATTTCCTAAATACATACCAAGCGAAATGAAAAATTTATTTATATGATTTATAATTCTTTGATTATCAGTTTAATATGTATTGGATTTTATCAATCAACTCGATTTGGTAATATTTTATATTTTATTCAAAAATTTGCTTTAAAATTACCAACTTTATTTGGCAAACCAATTTGTTTGTGTTTGACTTGTATGGCTTCATTTCATACGATTGTTTGGCATTTAATATTATTTGGATGTTCTTGGTACATCGTTCCTACTATTTGCATTGTAGGGGCTTTAAATCATATATTTGGACTAATAATATCGCATTATGAATAAACTTGCAGGAATTTGGAATGTTTGGGATGGTGATGAACATTTGCGCCGATCAATTGAACAAATTAAACCACATTTAGATTTGGTCATTGTAATTTATCAAAACATTAGTAATTCAGGTGAATTTTATGAACCAATTTTGCCTCATGATTTAATCGATTTAAGTATTTTTTATATTCCAAATTTGCATGAAACTGCTCAATCAAATGAAATGATTAAACGCAATAAAGGTTTACAATTAGCCAAAAGCGTAAATTGCACTCATTTTATTCATTTAGATTGCGATGAGATGTACTTTTCCGATGATTTCCTGAACGCTAAACAATTGGTGTATGATAATGATTTGGACGCATCGTATTGTCGTTTAAAAACATATTATAAATACCCTACAAAACAATTAGTTCCTGATGAAAATTACTTTGTTCCATTCATACACAAAATTTATCCTGAAACTAAAATGGTTTTTGATAAAAAATATCCTGCATTTGCAGATCCAACTCGAAGAACTAACACTTATTTTAATCATTCTGAAATTGTTTGGTTAAAAATGCACCATTATTCATTTGTAAGGAATAATATAGTTAGAAAATTGCGTAATTCTTCTTCTTCGGAAGCATTTACAGGTCAATATAATTTATGGAATGAATTTGAAACAACAGGCAAAATGATACATTTTAAAGATTATAGTACAATTGATGTAGAAAACTATTTCAATTTATAAATAAATTACAAATAATTAGATTATTTTATAGATAAATTTGTAACAATATGGAATTAACTCAAATATCAGAACAATTTTTTGTATTTCAGGCAAAAGCACCTGCTGATTTAACCGTATTTAATCAAACGGATGATACTTCAAGAGGTATTATTCGTTTTGGATTAAATAATAATTTTCCACAAGAAATTATTAAATCAGTTCAAACATCACCAATAGCCAATTCATGCGTTGAAACACATGCTAAATTTCTTTATGGCGATGGTTTGCAATTTATTACTGAATCAGGTCAAGAAACTGAATTTTCTCAAAAATTAAAACGAATTTTTAACGATGCTTTTTACCAAAAAGTATGTTATGATATGGCATATTTTGAAAGTTTTGGTTTAATCATGCAATTTAACATCAATGGTTATTTATCAAGTGTTAAAAATCAAGATTTTTCAACAATTCGTTTAGGTGTTCCAAATTATGAAACATCAGAAATTACTTATGGTAAATTATCAAGTAATTGGCAACAAGAAAACAAATTAAAAAGATATAAAGCCGTGGCTATTGATTTATTCAATGATATTGATACAAAAGCTAAAATAAATAATTTTGTTATTAATGGTTTATACGATGAATTTAGTAAATGGAATGGTGCTTTAAATTATGTTAGAAGATATAAGCCGGGACAAGTTTACTATTCTCAACCAAAATATGCAAGTGCATTAAAATGGATTTATGCCGATGCTCAAATTCAAAATTTTCATGCAAATAATATAGATAATTCGTTTGCACCTGCATTTATTGTTTATGTGCCGTACAAATTAGACGGAACGGATGAAAATGGTTTACCAATGAAAGAATCTTTGCGTAATTACATTACCGATAGATTAACAGGCGCAGATAATGGTGGGAAATTTGCAATTTTAGATGGTGCACAAAAAGAAGGATCAATACAAATTGTTCCATTTACGCAAAATTCAAGTTCAGAAATGTTTATTACATTATCTAATTTAATTCGTGACCATATTGCAACTGCATTTCAAATTCCACCTATTTTGGCGGGAATCCAAGTTGCAGGTAAATTAGGAACTGCAAAAGAAATTGCCGATGCCACATTATATTACCAAAATGCAGTCATTACACATGACCAAAATTTATTAATGTATGAATTTAATAAATTGGCAAAAATGGTTGAGGGATATGATGGTACTATTATTGATGTATCGAATGCAATTCCTTTAGGTTTTATTGCCGATTCATTTGCTTCCGCATTTACTGAAGATGAAATTCGTGAGGCATTTGGTTATGGTGGTAAAGAAGTTAAATTAAATACTAAAGCAACTAATATTATTGATAATATTAACTCATTATCGCCATTGGTGGCTAATAAAGTATTAGAATCATTGAGTATAGAAGAAATAAGAAGTTTAGTGGGATTATTAGGTAATAAACCTGAAAGCCCAATTGTTCCACCTATTAATCCTTTACCATAATGGCTTGTTGTCCTTGTCAATTTATCCAACAGGAAGATTTTTACGGCATTGTTCCACTTTCAAGAAATGTGGAATCAGAAAATATTTATATTGCAATAAATAATACTCAAGTAAAATATATGAATCCTTTGCTTTGTCAAGCATTGTATGATGAATTATGTTTACAAATTGCTGATGGTGATTTAACACCTGCAAACGAAGATTTACTTTGTTATTTGAAAAAAGTTCATGTTTGTTATGCTTATGCTGATTTACTATTTTTTCATTCAGTACAAGTTACAAAAGAATCGGTTGTAAGAAAATTTACTGAAGAAAGTGAATTTATAGATTTTGATACAAACGAAAAACAGGCAAATTATTGGAGAAATATGGCTAAAAACTATGCAAACGAAATGTTTGAATGGTTGGAATTAAATATTGATTTAAATCCATTATTTGACCAAAAAGATTGTAATGAATGTATTGATTATAATGACAATTTAAATACTTGGGGAATATCATAATGCTTACAATATATCAAAATACAAGCAGTCAAATAAGTATAACATTACCAAGCACTCATAATTATTATTTATTTGTGTTTATAAAAGATGGTATAATTGTAAAAAATATTTATCAAACAATACCTTGCGTAGATTATTGTTTCAATTTAATTGAAAATATAGAATTAGGAATTTGGGATTTAAATATTTTTGGTCAAGCAAGTCCAACAAATATTAATCCTGCACTCGCTACCTTCCTTTATGATAATGATATTGAGGTAAAAGTAAATTACGCTGATTATTTAGTAACTCAAAAATGTGATTTTATTATAACTGAAAACGGAGATTTTATTGTAACGGAATGATAAATATAATTTCAAATACTGATAGTAAATTAATAATTTTTTTAGAAGAATTTTACGATTATTATTTGTTTGTATTTACAAGAAATAATGGTTGCGAAGTTGTTAAAAACATTTATACTGCTATTGAATGTGATTTTTTTACTTTTATAATTAATGAAGATATTGCCGAAGGTGTTTGGAATTTAGAAATTTATGGTCAAGATAATTATTCAAATTTAAATCCTGATAATGCAATTTTAGTTTTTGAAGATTTTTGCAGGGTAGAATTAAATGATGCTTATATTATAACTGAAGATTGTAATTTTTTAAGTACCGAAAATAATGAATATTTAATTACCGAGTAATGAAAAATTTTATTTTAAATAGATTGGAAATAATTATAACATTTTTAGTGGTGTTCTTTGCACCAACATTTCAAATTTTATTTGGTATAGGATTTTTAGTAATGACTGATTTTATTACAGGCATATTAGCATCAAACAAACGAGGTGAAAAAATAACTTCTAAAAAAATGCGACCAACAATCATGAAAGGTTTTGGTTACATGTTTGCTATTTTAATCGCTTTTGTTATTCAAAATTTATTCATGCAAGAAATGGAAGTTATGAAAATAGTTTCAGGGATCATTGCAATGATTGAATTAAAATCTTTAGATGAAAATTTAATAGATATCACAGGTAAAAGCTTTTTTAAGCAATTTTTGAAAGAAAAAGTTTAAAAATTCTATTTTTTAATAAATTTCCATACTTTTATAAAAAAATTTGTCATGATAAGTACTCACATATCAGAAGAAGAAGCATTTAAAAGTCAAACTGCAATAAGACATGGTATAAAAAATTATACTGATGATGAAGAAATTTTAGCAAATATGAAACATGTGGCTAAAAATGTATTTGAACCTTTACGCAATCATTTTAAGCGACCAATTGGTATTTCTTCTTTTTATCGATGCGAATTATTAAATAAAAAAATTGGTGGCGCTAAAAATTCTCAACACACCACAGGCGAAGCAATTGATATTGATGCAGACATTTTTGGTGATTTAACTAATAAAATTATTCATGATTGGATTAAAGATAATCTTGAATTTGACCAATTAATTTGGGAATTTGGCGATAAAAACAATCCTGCATGGGTTCATGTTTCATTAAAACGAAACGGCAAAAACAGAAAACAAATCCTAAAAATAAAATGAAAGAATCTAAATGGTTAAAATATGTCCAACCAAAT